AGCCTTGCCAGTGTCTTTGTACTAATCTTGCTTGCTGTTATTTCTTAAAATTTGCTGCCTCTTCGGATCCACCAGTGGCATTGCCTTTGCTATAACTATGGGCACCAACACCTGCCAGGTTTCCATCTTTGACTATAAGATATTCGTTGCGTATTGGACGGCCTTCAAAATAACATTCTAAAACTTCACGCACACCTGCAGCATATCGTGTCTGAGCACTGAGGCTAGTTCCACTGATATGTGGAGTCATGCCATGCCAAGGCATTGTTCGCCACGGATGGTCTTGTGGTGCTGGTTGTGGAAACCAAACATCTCCTGCATAGCCTGCTATCTGTCCTGACTCACAAGCACGAGCTATAGCATCTCGGTCGCATATCTTTCCACGAGCTGTGTTGACGATATAACTGCCTCTTTTCATTTTGGCTATCATAGCATCATTGAATAGATGTTCAGTCTCTGGATGCAATGGACAATTAATAGTAACGATATCCACATTCTCTACCATATCTTCTACTGTTGCATGCCAGGTGAGGTTGAGTTCTTTTTCAACTGACTCTGACAAACGGTGACGGTCAAAGTAATGTAAATGCACATCAAATGGTTTCAACAGTTTAAGCACACGAAGGCCAATTCGTCCAGCGGCCACAGTACCAACATGCATACCTTCGATATCATAACTGCGTTTGGCACAATCTGCAATGTTCCATCCGCCAGCAACTACTTGCTGATAACTAGGAATATAGTTTCTCACCAAACTCAACATCTGCATCACAACATGTTCTGCTACAGAGTTTGAATTGCTATAGGTAATTTCTGCTACGGTTATACCTCTTTCCATAGAAGCCTGTAAATCCACATGGTCACTACCAATACCTGCACAAAGTGCTAATTTTAGTTTGGGAGCTCGAGCAATTCTATCTGCTGTCAAATAAGCAGGCCAGAAAGGTTGACTAATCACGATTTCAGCATCATGTAGGTGTTGTTCAAATTCTGAATTTTCACCATCTTTGTCCGAAGTCACCACAAACTCATGTCCAAGGCTTTCTAAATATTTTCTCAAACCAAGCTCACCAGTTACACTACCCAATAAATGTCCTCTTGTAAAATCAATTGCATGAGGCGATGGTGCAGTTTGACCATCCGGATATTTTGAGATTTCTGGAATATCATCTCTTGCGTAACTTGTGGGGTATCCATCAATTGGATCATCATATAATACACATAAAACTTTTGACATATTAATTCCCTTAAATTATACTACAATACGATCAGGTTAGGCTGGCAAGGCTCCGTGCTTCTGACGATAATCCATGATGGCTGCTTTGATAGAGTCTTCTGCAAGGATACTACAATGGATTTTAACCGGCGGGAGTGCAAGCTCCTCGGCAATCTCGCTGTTCTTAATAGTCCCTGCCTCGTCAAGAGTGCGACCCTTGAGCCACTCCGTGACCAACGAACTTGACGCAATGGCTGATCCGCAGCCATATGTTTTAAACTTTGCGTCTGTGATGATGTCATTTTCCACTTTTATTTGAAGCTGCATGACGTCACCGCAGGCCGGGGCACCAACCATGCCAGTGCCCACAGCAGGATCATTTTTATCTAGACGGCCAACATTGCGGGGATTTTCGTAATGATCTACAAGTTGATCGGAATAGGCCATTTTGTTTCTCCTTTAAGCTGTTAAATTATATATTGTTAATGCAACAATGTCAAACAGTTCGAGTGCATTGTGATTGATGCTGATTGAGTTGATTATTTCAAGGCACGTTTGGCCATGCCGGCCACAACTGTTTGATTTTGTTCGGGACTGGGTTGTGTTTTACCACTGATGTTGTCGGCACCTTTGAATATAACTTCATCGGGTGTGACATTGACAATGATGCTTTGTAGTGGGCCTGCAGTGGCAAGATTTCTTAGATTTTCGGCAGTGATACCAATGCCTAGGTTATGAGCTTGTTTGAGGAACGTGTCTAGACTCACACGTTTGGCAGCACCGGTGTCTTCAGCACGACCCAACAAAAACTGGCTCAGTGCCACCAGCTTTGTTAGATCAATTGTTGCTGCTTGCTCGACTTCGTCAATGCGCATTATCTACGCTCGCGACCCAGTCCTGCGGTTTTTGGTGTTTCTGGCTCAGTTGGCTCTGCAAATAAATCTGCATCACTACCCGGAGCAGTTGGAGTTTCTAAATCGCCGGCTGCCGCACCCATTGAAGTGTCCAGTGGGACACCTTGTCCTGTCAAGATACCCTGTGCTTGCTCAAGTTGCTGCTTGGCACCCTGCAGGTTCTGTACCAGTCCACCCAGGGCTGCTGTAGCAGCTGAGTTGTACTGATCAGCTTCGGCTGTGCCAACTTGATTGCGGATTGAATCTACCAGTGCTGGAAGTTCTTTGAACTGCACTGCAGTCATGTCTTCAATCATTTTCTGAATCGAATCAATGATGTCCTGTGCAGCCAACACAACCTGCGCTTGTTGCACTTCGCTCTCAGTGAGACGACGTCCCATCATGCGCTGAATCCGGTTGATGCTTTCGCCCAGTGCAGTGGCTTCGTCGCGTGTGAGTTTTTGACCTTGCTGTGACTTAGCAGCAGCACGAGCAGACAGTCCTGAACTGTTCTTTGCAATAGCAGGGCCTTGCCCAGCTACATCTGTGGCAGCACCGTCGCCAACTCCAGCAACACCTTCAAAGTGCTGTGACAGAGCTTGCTCCATCATTATCAACTTGAGATAGCTGGAATTGCGCTCGCTTTGATGGAACGCAGGGCTGGCACGATGTTCGGCGATAGTGCGACGCACTTTGGTCAACATGTGCTGTGCTTGCCACGGTTTGATGGCAGCAACGTCAATTTGCTTGCCAAAATATTGTTCAAATATTTTAGCGACTTGTCTTTCGGGAGCCACTTGGGCTAGTTCGTTGAGTATCATTGGTGAATCCTCTATTCTGTAAATATTTAGCCTTTTTTACGCATTTTTCTAATTCTAGATCAATTTGGTATTTTACGGCCTGTCGATGCTGCAGCTTGACGCTGATATTGGCTTGAAACTCTTTGCTGCTACGGTTGGCTATGTTTTCCCGTGTTTGTATGCACTCTCGAGCCCAGGTGCTGCGCTGATCTAATTGCTTGATACGCACTGCAAGATCAAGTTGAAAATACTTGTCAGCAATACACCAACTCAGTGCAGTGCGAGTTGATCCAAATGTGCCACGATCAACACCGCACTCCTGCACACTGTAGAGATTGCCAAGCTGACGAATTTGATACTTGCCAAACGCTTGATATCCACCGTCCACTGCAACAATGAGGCTGTCATGAAGAGATGGCAGTTCGCGCCGCGCTAGTTCAATTAATTTGTCTGGTTGCTTCATTTTAACACAAAGTTAACAACAAGATACCCAACAACACTACCAAGCACAGCAATTATTCCAATGCCCCAATTGATGATTTGAGTGTTGCGCTGATTCACAACTTTTTGCATCATGTCCTTGACTGACACAACATCAATTTTGACTGAGCCAAGCACAGCGTCCAAAGTCTCTAGTTTTTCTTCAAGAAATCTATAACGTTCAGCGCAGAGCTCTACGTGTGCTTCCAGGCTCTTTTTTTCAATGTCGGTAGTATCAACCATTTTAAACTCCAAGATCATTTATTTATAATAATTGGAACCAAATGTTTTGATCCGGGCCCGAAGTTCGCAGCACAGCACCTGTGTGTGGCTGCTCACCTAGATGAATCACCATGGGCACACCATCACAGTCGCCCATCAATGACACTAAATTATCAGCAAACACGTCGGCCCGGTCAGGCTCAACTACAAAGCACCAAAGATTGTTTTCTTCAATGGGATCTGTCATGCTCATGAGCTGTGTTCGCATGCCCACCAGTTGGGTGAGTGTTTCTAAGTTGCGTTGTTGATTGCGTGATCTATTCCATGTTGGTTGATTGACCACTGGTTGCCCGGCCAGATCCGTGAACTGTGCTGAGCCGGCTCGATAATGGCCAGTTACGCCGGTGCGTCGGCAGTCGTATCTAGTAGAAACTTTTATTTTCATTTTGTAGCAAATACAATACTTTGACTTGCTCAAGTAGTTCTTGCAGGGCTAAATTTTTTTTGGCAGCTCTGCGAATTTCTCCCTAGAGCTTGTCCTCTTTTATTGAGTCCAATGTTTCACGTAATTCTGAGTCTTGCCAATGCAGTGTGCGATCAACTGCGCCGGACTTTCTAGCATACACAGTTTTACCGCCATCGGGTGATTCATATACTATAGTAGCCATTGAGTTATCCTTGAATAAATTTACAATTAAATGACACAATAATTCTGTCAGTATCCCCTAGATAGGGCATGCCTGCATGCAATATCCAACTGGGAAAAACCAGCAAGGTGCCATCCTCGGCAGGCAGATCAATTGACCCTACTTCAGATGTCCAACGAGTGCCTATGTCGGAATAGGCTGTGGGCATCCAGGGAGCATAGAATCTATTGATGCCATTTTTTGTTTCTAGGTCCGATGCTCCTGCTCGCACATAATATATGCCAGACCAAGAGCTGTTGGGATGAGTGTGTGCGTCATGGTAGCCACCCGAGGGAGTGATGTGACACCAAGACTCATGCATGTCTACTCCAATTCTAGCACCAGCTTCCCAGCGTCCTCGATTGGCTTGATTGGCTGCTTCAAATACACTGCTGCGGCAATATTCAAGTAGTTCAGTCACTGCGGTGTTGTCTTGCTTGAAGAAATCAAAATCACTTTCATAGAGATTTTTGGCTCGGGGTGCCACGCCTGACGTATTCTTTTCCTGCTGTAGTCGATAGCACAGTGTAATTAATTCTTGCTGATGTGTTTGATGATGTTGCCAGGGCTCAAACGCATACATGGGAATATTCCAACTGGGAATGATTTTCATGCTGGTATTTACAGCAAAGAAAAAGCCCGGCAATAAAAGCCGGGCTCAGTGCTGCAACCAGATGTATTACGAAAGTGCTAGTTTGAAACCAATGCCAGTTGATTGTGAACCTGACACGTTGACACCACGTACCTGAGCCGAGCTGTTGGTGATCTGAACATTGCCCAGACCAGTAACTGCTGTGTCAAGAGTTGCGGTGGTGTAAGCACCACTTGGATACAGAGCATAACTGATTTGACCAGATGAAGCATTCTGTACCTGGTAGAAAGCAATAGTTGCTGTCTGCTGGATAGTCTGGTTGATGGTTTGAACCACACCAGGATCAGTGATGTTACCCAATTCGTTGCGCAAATCAATTGCTTGATTTGAAGCGTTTTCTACTACCACTGCAAAGAAGTCCAGTTTTGGACCTGCCATTTGTACCAGTGCGTTTGCACCTACTGTGTTGAGGTTACCTGACTGAGCACCATTGCTGATATCAAGTGCAAATACTGGATCTGCATCACCATTTGGACGGAATAAAGTTGCCATTTTAAAATCTCCTGTTAAAGTGGGCGTCTAAGCCCTACTTTTATTTAGCCAGATTGGTAAAAAATCGGCTTCTGATTTTTAGTAACCAAATCTTGTTTTATAGGCAGCATGTTCTGCTTGTATTTCTGCCAGGCTCAATTCTTTATTCCAAATTTTGACAAATCCAATGTCTGCATCAACTTCTTCGCTGCTGGTGCTTGCGTTTACAAATCTACCAAACAATCTCAATCCGTTAAATCCATCGTTGGCTGAACTGGTACCAAATGTTCCTGATGGTGCTGTGTTGGTGGCTACGTAACTTTTTGCCTTGCTGGCGCCGGCCGCACCAGTTGAAGTAAACCATATAAAGTGCCAGGCAGTGTCTGCAACAGTGTTAGTTACGCCAGTAAACCCTTCAGCAAAGGCAATATTCATTTTGCATCCTGATGATCCCCACAGGCCCATCAAGAAGTCTGGACTGGCTGTGTTGGCATTGAGTAATCTACCTGCTGTGGTTCCGTTCCACTTGTAGGCCATGCCCACCGTGTAGGCCTGTGTGCCACTGCTGTAATTTGGCCCAAATGTCATAAAATTAGTTGTTGATGCTGTGGTTACTCTAAACACACCACCGTTGTCGCTGCTCCATGAAATTCTTGGAGTGGGATTTTGCACAGTTACAGTGTAGTCTGAACCAAAAATCACGCTACCGTCAACAGGAACTGCTGAATAGTTGGCAGCATCTAAATCCAAAATCAGTGATCCTCCAAGCACGGTGATTCCAGAACCAATTTCTATTCCAGGGCCAATTATTGTCATGTTGAATCTCTCATTATGTTAGTTGTTGCGAGCACGGTTGGCCGCAGCAAATCCACCGGGCATGCGACTCACGGCCTTGGCATAGCCTGCAGGTGTGGCCATGACCCAGCCTTCTTGTCCCGGATGCTGTAGGTCCAGTTGCTGCAGCACATCCATCTTGAGATCATGCAGCAACAACCAAATGTCAAACGCAGCTTCCAAGGCCTGTGCATTGGTAGCCGGAGACTGTAGATAAGTCAGTATATTTTGATACTTTGACGGTGTGACTTTGCCCGGCAACCACTGTAGGAATCCCTGTGCCAATCCCGCAAAGCCTTTGCCTACACGAGTGTTGATAAAGTCCACACAGAGGCTGGCAAGGTCAGTGATCTTTTGTGAACGTAGTTCAACAGGATTGAACAGTTGATTGATGGCTGCACCATGGCTGCGTTCCAGTTCATTGATCTGTTTCATCACTCGGGAATCCACGCGGAATTGTTGCGCACGTATGGGTGGTTCCAACAACAGTCCCGGCACTTTTTTAAATCCAATGTCGCCTAGCGGTTGTTTGGCCGATCCTTGATCAGCATACTGTGTGTGCATGGCAATGCCAATGTTGGTGCCGGCAATCTTTCTGCCTAGGTCTGACGCCAACGGTATCTTGTACAGCACTTCGTTGGGCTGGAACACTGCATTGCCGGCTTCTTCCACCCAGGGACGTTGTGGATAGTACAACAAGTCGCCCTGTACATAGCCTAGAACATTCTTGGGAAACGCTGCCTCCAGGGCAGGCCACAATGTTTGATAGATTGGTGCTAGAGTCTCCACACGATTGGCTTGATTGCCTTTGGCTCGGGCATTGTCATCTCTGCGCTGCATGTCAGCAACAATCTGGCGGGGCGATGTAAACATGCCATCATAGCCTGTGGCTTGAAATCCTGAGGTGTCAGTCAACACAAACTCGCCAGTGCCGGGTCTGCGTCCAAATACCACAGCAGGTTTGCCATCCCATTTCACGGTTGTGGTGCCGGGAGTGTCGGCAGCAGCCGACTTTAGTATTTTCTTAGCTTCGTCAACACCACGAGTGCCTTTTCTAAACACAAGATCTTCGATGTGTTCAATGCCCTTGGCACGTCCGCCCACTGCGTCGGCTTCACGTATCTGCCGATCTTCAATCAGTGCATACATGCCTTGGTTAACAATACGATCACGCAGTCGAGCAAGATAGTTGACTTCGGTGTCAATTTCTACTGACTCCACAAATGGCACACCTTCGCGTTGAAAGTGATCGCGAGCATCGGCCAACTTGGCATCACGCTTGGGGTCGCGTTCTAGAGCCTGCACAATTGACTCCACGGTGGCCAAGTCAGCTCGGGTAGCTGCTGGAGTCAACAGCATCTTTGCCACTTTGTCTGGATCGTCGGATATCAGTTCGTTGGTAGCACGATCCATGATGCCGGCATTTTGATTTAGTTTGTAGCCCAGGCTCTTGGCAATGGAATTGATCAGCACATTGCGGTCCTGTCCACGGTACTTGGATCCACTCGAAGCACTCAGGGCCCAGGTGCTCCAGGGCAAGTTTTTCAAGAACATCAGGTCAGTCTGTACATAGCCCTGATTGGGGTCGCCATTGATGGGAGTTTTGACATGCACCGAAGTTCCTGACTTGCGCACCCAGTCCTTGGGATCTAGTCGTTGTGCTGTGGCCCAGGCCTGAATACGTGCAAACAATTCATCTTTGTTCACAGCATTGGCATCAACCGCAAGATCCAAGTCACCCGAAGATGCCTTGCGGCCTGTGCTGCCCAACCAACGCACAGGCGAACCATAAGCATCGCGCTCTTGTGTAAAGTCAATACCAGTCAAACGTTCAATCCACTGTACAGTGGTCATGATGTCGGTTTGATTTATGCGTTGTGTGAGTGGCTGTCCGTCACCATCTTTGAATACGTTGCCGCCTTCTTTTAAAATCATTTTTATTGCTCCGGCTGTGGTGGCACATAGCCACGTAAAATTCCCATGGCTGCCAACAGTGCATTGAGGTGCGGGTTACCAGTGGGGGGTACAGGCATTGTTCTTATACCAGGCACTGCGCCCAGGGCCTGTTGTGCTGCACCCGCAAATTTCTGACGTTCTATTTCGCCTTGCGTGGTGAGCTTGGTGGTACTTTGTTGTGCTGCAGCTTCGGGCACACCTTTCAGCGCCATCCACTGCACGGCTTGAATCTTCAACAGCAGTTGATACCAGGCCTGATCAGTGCCGGAACTGCCAGGGTCGTCGGCAATGACATTCATTAGTCTGGTGATCTCTTCGGCATAGTTGGTTCCGGCTTTTTGATCAAACTGTGCAATAGTGGCCAACTGTGGGTTGCCTGCCAATAATCTTGTTTCAACAATGTCTGTGACTGCGGCACGTAGAGCACCTTTGCTGCGTTGATTGATCATGTCAGCATTGGTCACGCCCAGTTGTTGCTTTTGATATTCCACGGTATGGTGCCAGAGTTTGCGCACCGCATCCAGCTGTGTTCTAAACTGTTCAGGGTTGATGGCGTATGTTTCACTTTCTTTGCTGCCAGGTGGGACTTCTTGCGCTGTGGTGCGGGTTGGCCCCACAACTCCGGACCGTATGGATTCTTTAACACGCCGATGTTGCCAGGTCAATTCATGTATTTCCATCTTGTTTCCTAACTGAACGAGTAAATTTAGAGGGGTCGCGTAGTTTAATTGCATTGATTAATTTGCGATGCAGTACTTCGGCTTGTTCGGCTGTGTAGTCCTGATCAATTTGTTCCAGCAATCTTATAGCACTGCCAATGACATTGGTGGCTCGACTTTCAATTATGTGACGGCGATCTCTTTCAACATAAAGAGCGTCTAATTCTTCCAGGATGCTGCGGGTTTTCTTTTGCATGATTTTTAATTGTTGTATTATTTATTGGTAGGGGGTGGAACTAACCTATAAATATCCTGTCCGTTAACTATATTGATAATGATTAATTTTAACACAGTAACTGAGTTTGAGCAAACAATTGCAGAATTTTTTGGAGCAACTGAGGCTGTTGCCGTGGACTGCTGCACTCACGGCATTGAATTATGCCTGAGACTAACACAGCCTCAGCAGGTAACTTGCCCCGAACACACTTATATTTCAATTCCATTTACATTTGAAAAATTAAATTTAACCTGGCAGTGGGAACGGAATCTCTGGTCCGGGCAATATCTAATTGGCGGTACCAACATTGTTGATGCTGCCAGTGTCTGGGAGCGCGGTCAATATCAACCCGGCACAATGACAGTGCTGAGTTTTCAATTCCAAAAAGCCATGAAGCTGGGCCGCGGCGGAATGATTCTCCTAGACGATGCTGCGGCAGCTCAACAACTACGAGCCATGAGCTACGATGGCCGGCAGCGCGACACAGGCTGGCGAGAACAGCAGATCAGTCAGATTGGTTACCACTATTACATGACACCTGAAACTGCTGCCCTGGGACTTGAAAAGTTTAAAACATTGCAGCATGTGCGTTGGGCGCATCAGAGCTGGAGCGACTATCCTTGTTTGCCCAACATGCCGGTGTTTAAAAATGCACGGTGATCTTCCACTGCTGTTTGTGAGATACACTGCAGGCTCTGCTGGTAGATTTCTAGTGATGTTGCTGCACACCAGTGATCGCCTGAGTTGCTGGAATCAACAGGTTGACTCCGCTAGATTAACTCCCAACTTTGATCAATCCTATATGGCCTGGATACGTGACAGTTATCGCAGCGATCTATCCCGGCATCTTTATCATGAGCCCAAGCCCGACTGCCCATTGCACGAATTCTTTTCTGCGTCGCATCAACGCGGCAATAACATTGATGCTACAGGATTTGTCACGCATCTTCAAGAACTAGGGTTTGACTATGCCCTAGAAGCTACAGAAAATCAACGGCCCACCACTGTGTTGGTACACAAAAGTCAGCTGCCTACATTTGGGGTAGGTAACCCAGTAATCAACATTGTAGTTGATCCTGCCAGTCGTCGCTGGTTGCATCGAGTGAAATTTGTCAAAGGGTTTAAATTCAAACAAGAGAGTTGGATTACTCAGCACGAAGACCCTGACGTTAAACTGGCAAGATTTGGAAAAGTAACTTTTGCCAACGACTATCGCTTGCCAGGCTCGCAATTTTCTGTGGTTAGAAATTATGTGATCAATGATCCAAATCTATTGATGTTTACTGACGCCAACACTATCACAGCAGATCCCAGTAACCAATTCTATCAGCAGCAATTCATTGAACTCAGTGACCTACTAGATTACAACAGACTTGTTCCACAACTTGAAAGATTATTTGCTGAATTAAATCTAGGCGAATTAAAGACACAGTTGATCAAAGCTATATGGGATCATTATTATCAAACCAACATTGCCCCATTTAATCGGGCACAAATCCCAGATCCTGCCAGGACCTGATGGCGCGAGCTTTTTCTTGCTGCATAGCTGCACGTACTGGATCACTGATGTGCGGTGGCCATGCAGCCATCACTGACTCATTGAACTTTGCTGCGGTACCATCATGTAACCGTTGCAAATTTAATCTGAGACGACTGTCTGCCCGTTGTCTACAGTATCGGGCATAATCTAAATCTTGTAGTATTCTACGATTCAATTCAACTGCCCAGTAACAACGATCAATCAATCTAGGATAGAATTGATAACTGTGATCAATTATGTCGTTGAATACATCAAAGCCTATGCGCTCTAGAGCTGCAGCATTTCCATACCCGCCTACCCACAAAGGAAAGTTCAATCCCATGATTGCATGCAGGGTTTTTTCGCTGAACATTGAACTCTGTTCCCATTGAATGGTTTCGGTGATCACATGCACAGCAGATCGTTGACAAATTTCGTTGAGTCCTGTTTTCCAAACATTCACCATACTGACCGGTGATTCAATCCAGCGCCGTGGCAGCACAATAGGTCCGGTCAGTACACCGCGCAACTCTTGGGAATAAGTTCCTGCCTGTTGCATTTCTTCAAGTATTCGCGATATATCAAAGTCTCGCCAGTCTGCTGCAAACGTTCCGTCATAGCTGGTTAATTTAAAGTATTCAATGAGTTTTAAAAAAATATGACGGTGCACTGTTTTCTTTTTGACGGCAAAACTAAAACAATAGTCAGTGTGCAATTGTTCTGGCACTGCATCATCGCAGAAGTTAATGGGCAAGATTTCCATGCAACGAAATGGCACTGAATAAATGGGCACAGGGCTCAGTGCTGCTTCGGTATCAACACACAGCTCAGAGATAACGCAGTGCGGAGTCCCTACTTTTTCAAAAAATTTATGTAGACCCATGGACCACTGGGCCTCAGCAATGATGTTGTCTTTGATGTAGAGTATATCATCGTGATCCAGCGGAATCGAACACCCTTGATTGATCTCATTGGCCCAGATGGTTTTTAATTGCATATTATCCAGTTTTAATTTTGTTCAATAATTGTTTGAGTTTGGCGCTTTGTATGTCAGCATCTACACGTGGAACATCTTGTTGCACCGCGCTGGATTCTTCATTGCCCACGGTGCTACGAGCTTTGATTGAATCCATGATTGATGAGCTGGGTTTCCTAAACATGGATGCATTTTCGTCTATGCCCGGATCAGTGATACGCATGGTTTCAATGTTGTAGTCTAAATCAATCTTTTGTCCGACACCTGTACTACTGCGTGACTTCATGCATTGTATTTGATACTTGCCGCGTTCTTTCATTGATCTGCTGGTGAATATACCAAACACATTGTCTGCTGTGTTGATCTTGGAAATACCACCTGAAATATGCGAATGGTCAAAGTCAATTTCTTCCACTGCCGAACGATTCAACTGCGATGCTGTGACAAACAACACATTTAATTCTTTGGCCAAGTTGCGCAGTTCTTCACTCACATACTTGTCTTTGACAAACAAGTCATTGGGACTGACCTTGGCACTCACCGGCATCAACAAGTCCAAATAGTCAACCATGACAAAGTCAACACGAATACCTGTTTGTATCTGTACTTCTTTGATGTAGCTGCGAATGTCATTGACATTGCTTTGAGCTGGCAGACTTTTGATTCTATATTCGCCGGCTTTTTTGCTCACCAGTTTGACTTTGAGAGTTGCAGTATCAATGTCTTTGCGTATGTCTTTGGTGCTCATACCTGTCAACATTGCATCAGTTCGCAAGCCACAGAGTTCTTCAGCCAGTTCCAAAGTAACATACACGCCACTGAGTCCTTGTTGCAACCAACTCAATGCAATGTTCATCATCACCAAGCTCTTGCCCGAGCCTGACCCTCCGGCAAAAATGTTTAGTTCCCCTCTGCTGAATCCACCATACAATAATCTATCTAGTTGCGGCCATCCTGTTGATACTTGGCCGCCAGAATTAAAATACTTGTTGATACGTTCGGCAGGATCGCCCCAATAGTCTGTGCCCATGTCTTTGGTTAGGCTAATCTGCACAGCATCCTTGATCAACTTCTCCACAGGATCATAGTTGCCTTTTTCCAGCAAGTCTGCTGATTTAAGAATAGCTCGCTCAAGTTCTGATCTCCGAGTAAAGCCTTCGAACTCAGCCAAGAACCAATCAAAATGTCCCTCGGTGAGATCTGGTACAGGTTCTAGTCGAATGCCTGTGGCAGCAGAAATCTGCGCACGGTCTGGCAGAGTCTTGTATTCGTTGGAGTGTGTTTTTATAAATTCTGCAGCAGGACGCAGGCTACGATCAAAATTTTCTGGGTTATAGATATTCTGAACGCGAACATAACTCTGCGCATCTTCCAGCATCATTTCTAAAAACAATTTTTGAACTTCAACGTTGTAGTCTTTTAACAAGTTGTTTTTTCCTTAGTTCTATTTTTATTCGGCTGGTTTCTTTGTTTTGCATTATAGTTAGCAACGTGCCAACTCGTCCAAGCTTCTTCACTGCATCATTGACGTCCTTGACATCTACGGGCCAATTGGGTATACTCACTGACCAGCCCAACTCTATGGCACGGTCGATCAACGCAATACCTGCGGCGTCTTGATCGGGTACTACAACAACCTCTTTGCCAAGACTTCTAATCAGCCTGACCTGAGCATCATTGATTTCATTGTGCATCACAGCCAGTCCAGCGATACTCAATGCATCAAATATACCTTCACACACTATAGCATACTGCCAGTTGTTTTTTTGCAAGTCTGTGCCAAACACATAGCCTGGTTGCATGCTGTTGATATACTTGGGCGCACGATCATCAAGAAATCTTGTTGTATGGCCCACGATGCCGTTGTTGTGTGTGAATGGAATTACTATACCAGATCTGCTGGAGTGCTGTTTGTTGGATTTGCCAGTGCCAACTGTCATGTAAGGGTAATCCAGTGGCACACAGCGTTGTGCCAGATACTGATATTCTTTGGAGTCTGCGCCAGCTAAAAATTCACAGTGTGTTGGCAAGTCAACTTCATCAAACTTGATATCAGCCAGTTGGCCTGAAGTGCGTCGACGATCATCTAAAATACCTTCAACACTGCGATGTCTAAGACTCTCAAGATTTATACGTTCAATTTCTTCTTCGGGAACATTCAACCATGTCAGCAACTTTCGTGCTTTGAAAGATACGTTTCTGCCAAGTGTAAAGCTGGCGGTATATCCACAATTGAAACAGTGATAGCTCCAGCCCAGGTCTGATGGCTTGATGCCACCACGTTGTCGCCGATCTGCTGTGTTACCGTTGTGATGACAACACACTGCATTGAAGCTTATCCAACCCGAACTGGTGTTTTTCTTTCGAGCTGGTAGATAGGTGAGCACGTCAATCATATTACAACTATAACATGCCTGTGACTAATTAGCGATGAGTAATTAGAGTAATTTCACCTTCAAGTATCTGTACTTGAGCACCAACATTTTGCGGCGGCAACGGAGTGTATCCAGATCCACCTGCAGTGACGATGATTTGTTGCACCGAAGTTCCATTCAACACTGCATAGGCACTGGCCCCGGTTCCAGCTCCAATTATCAATACCTGTGGTGCAGCTAGATACCCAAGTCCACCACTGGTGACATTGATGGAAGTCACTGCACCGTTTTGCACCACAGCCGAAGCAGTGGCTCGTTGGCTGCTGGGAATACCGCCCCATTGATTGATCTTCAATCTCATCACTGGAAAAAATCCTGAAACATTGATGTATTGAGTGTCGCTCTCGTCATAGAAGCTGCGATTGTCACTGACGTCGGCAAATTTTTCCAGGTAGTTTTCTGCACCCTGCACAACCACATTGCCAGTGAACTGTGTCATTTGAAGTCTAAAGGTATGAAAGTTCTGATTAGGTGCATTGAGTTGACTGGTGTAGGTCAATGGCAATACCACTGGGGTATAGTTGCTGTCTGTGTTGATGCTGATTGCACTGGCAGCAGTGATTGGTGGTACTTGAGGATACAGCGGTGGCCCGTAGATCAATGGTATCGTAATGGGCTGACTGTCAATGAATTCTGGATACACTGAATCTTCAATATACACAACTCCACGAGCTGCAGCATCAGCATCAACAAACACTGCTTGAACATAGTCACCTTGTGAGCGTTGGATGCTCCATCCTGCTGTTTGAGCTTCCCAATCATCAGTGTCTCCGGGGGTCAATTGTACTTTGACACGACCCAGGGTGGCAGCTAGAATTGTCATTTCTTTTTCGGTAAGTATCACATCGCCTTGTTGATTGATGACTCTGAAGACAAATGTTGAACCTGTGATGTTCACTGGTTTTTGGTCTTGATTGATAAATTCAAACAATAGGACATTGTCGACGCCTTTGTTGATTGTTAGGGGTTTTGCATACACAGGGTCATACCTCGCTTTGAAATAGGCACCACTGGTGTCCACAAGTAAAACATTTTGGATTTGTTGATATAAGTACGCAGTGGTGGAATACATAAGGATCTCCTACAATATTTATGGGCATTGAATTTTTCTCTTTGTTAGCTGAAAAGTATCCGTTTATCACCTTGATTTCCTATGCTGGCAACGAATACGTGGGCATAGTACAAAATCAAGATGATACTGTGACAACAATATACGACTACGGTGCGCTACAAGACCGAGAAATGAAGATACGTTTCTTAGATCTAGCCAATGTTTGGTGGTGGGAATCTAATAGATCCATCCCAATCAACATATTTCTCAAGAGCGATTGGAATCCATATCGTGATACGTTGCGCACATTTATCAACCGCGATCTAGCTATTTTGCATGGCCCAGTGTGCAGTCTCACTGACCTGGCTCGTAAAAAAAGCAAACGTAAGTCAATTACCTTGGTGCGCCGTATAGAGTAAGTTCATATGCAATGTCACAAGATGTGCATAGGCCACTGCATGTGAACGTTTAAAAATGTAGCCATCGGCAGCGGTATCCCACACTGTGGCAGCAACATCCTGCCAGGTTCTTCCAATAAGATGACGTTTTCCCGGACGGATTATAGCCAGGAACATGGCCATTCGTGTAATACTGTCAACCTGCTCAGGCATGCGCTGTAACAAATCATAATGATTTCCAATATGTACCACACGCTCTACAAACGCAGGATCTTGTAGCTGTTGCCACGGTGGTGTGGCTGTCAGCAGCTGATCGTAATGTGCCGGATCACGAATGCCTTGATACACTGACATATTCAAGAAATCTAGTTTAAAATACCCACGCTGCTCGGCTTCGCGATAATCAATTGCAGCACATTGGTTTACTGGATCCCAGGGAATATCAGTTACATACACGCCCGAGTTGTGTCGGCGTACCTGCCCATCAACTATTTGTCTAGCAGGAATGTGTTGGATTAATTCTAGAATCTGCGTTCGATCAGCAAAGTCTATGTCAATGTCTGCGCTCATGGCGTAAATGTAAAGTAATTGGCAAATATTTCATCTAAACGATGCATGGTGGCTAAATCTACTGTAGACTCAAATACATTGAGTTTGTTGTTCTGCCGTATGCGGTCAGCAATACGAGTGCGAAATACTCCGGGATTGTCAGCTAACCATTGCACTGCATCTGCTATTATACTGTATCTTTTTAGATGGTCAAGCTCTTGATCGTATTGCTGTAGCTCAGGCGGCAGTAAATTCCACGCAGTCTGGTAACCTAGTTGTTGGTACAGACGGTTGATGTTGGCGCCACCCACGGGCATGGGAATGGTCTCAGCCACACAACACTTAAAAAACTTTTCATTGGGCTGTATTTGATTGTTTATCCAATTGCTTTCGGGAAACACAGTACAATAGTATTGGTAATACTCTGGTAACACAAACCAACCCGGGGCTATTGTACCAAACTTTTGATCTATGCCAATTGGCACAGCATCGGTGGTGTAGTAAGTAATAGCTTCTTCTGGCGTAGTTATATCACTGTTCAACTGCAGTCGAGCCTGGGTGTCTTCGCTGGTCTCAAAAAAACATTGTTCGTCCGGCCATACCCGTTGGCTTATGGAATCCTTAATCGGTAATCTGGGTACTGCTTTTACGATTTCCTGTAGGGCCCAATGTCTCCAGGCCCGGCGTTGTCCATTGATGTACCAGATTGGACCGCGTTGATAAACTTTGTGTTGCGCACGATCAAAGTATGCTGGATAAAATCCACGAGTGTATCTATCTATAAACAACGCATGACACAGACTCCAAGGGATAATTTTATTGTAGTCACCGTGATTTTTGTCAAGATAAGCACCACACAGCAGGTACTGATCAGGATCTGATTGTATGCCATGCTGTATTTGTCGGGTAGCAACTTCTAGCCCTTCGCTGCAGTTTTCGTAAAATATCAGATCATGATTTGTGGTATCAACTGGGTCAGCAGGCATGTAGGCATACAATAAATTGCATGCACCTTTGATGGGATCACCAAATGTAACAGTTACATCACTTTGATAATTTTTATGTGCGTTACAACTCTGACGATAAGCATAGTATTTGTCAAATACCTGCAAGCCTACACTTTCGCTGTGTACAGTGATGTTGAGATGATTCAGAGTCCAACCTGCTGAAGAATATGGCGCGACCATTCAACATCCGCAGTCATATCTGCAAAACGCTTTGACCAAGTGTCAGGGTCTATCCAAGGCATCACAATTGCGGTTTGTTCTGCGCTGAGAGAGTCTATGAATTCAATGCCTGAATTGCAGTTGTACACAATCCAAGGACTGATCCGGCCTGTGGTGATATGATGACAAACACGATTGCTGGGAGCATAGCGAAAATAATCGCTGCATCCATTGCGAAGATCTGGATGCTCGTCTGCATAGTTTTGTATCTCTTTCATTCCTCGCTCCAGTGCATCGCTGACTCCTTCGCGTGGCAAAAATTGACATAGATATTCTTCATAGAGTTGATCGCTGCACCAACGATCAATTTTTTTGTTGTATTTTAACAACCATGCAAGAAACTGTTCGGGATTGATGGCCCGTACACCTACACAATACCTGCCCCATTTCACAAAGGCACGATAGTATTGACTTGCAGCAAAATCTTCAAAGGTTTTTAAACGTGCTGATCCTTGAGTCATTTCATAGAACTTCACATAGGCTTGAAGTCCCAGTTGCACACCACGTTCATGTTGCTCTTGAGTTCGACGTTTGGGTTCGCAAAGATGCACTTCCAAGCTGCGTTCTCGCTGGAAGTGTTTGTCACAGTAGCGACATGTAAATGTCAGAGTTTCTGTAATTTCCATGCCAAGGCTTGGTAATGTTGAATGTTCATGGTTCACCGTGTTTGCGAATATGCTCATCAATTTCTTTTTTTGTTGTAATTCGAGCCAACAAATCCAATTCATCGCTCTTGTACGTGGGATAGAATTCTGCCAGCTGTTTGCGTATAGCAGAATCTGATCCCTGCTTCTTCTTGGGTGAAATCCATTTGTGCCGATGCGTGCCTAGATCTGGACTCACAGCAGTGGCGCACAACCATTGCAATTTGGGATGACGATTGATGGCAAAAAAGTTTTTGTTGAGATAGTGATTACAACTCTGCAGATAGTATTCTTGTATCTCTTTTGATCCTTCTACAGAACTGCTCCAGCGAATCATGAGGTAGTTGGAAAACTTCTTACGCTCTTCGTCAGTTAGTTCTTCATAGAAACGGCGATTCTTTGTGTCCAATTGCCGCATTTCATTCTGTATTGTGAGTTTATCCACGTCGTAGTTTCTGTTGTACTTCGTCAATGTAATTTTTGAGTCTGCCAATTTCTCTATGCAATCTCAGTATTTCCCCATGCTGTATATTAACACGTTCCTCTAGCAGTTTGTACTGATCTTGGCTGTGTTGAGTGACTTTCTTCATCGTTTCACTGACGCCGCCACGAACTTCTGGGCTGGTTGAGACAGTGCTGCGTGGTTGGGTGTATTGTGTGTTCATTCAGACTCCTATTATAGGGTACTTACCAGGCTTTGCGATAATCAACTATCTCACAGTTACGTGATATGTCTTTGACAAAGTACACACATTGAGGTTTTTCGCCGGTGGATATAGGCACTGTGAGCATTTGACCATTTTTAAGTTTGGGTGCATACCAAGTGACTTCATGATATACGTCAAGGATTTCTATGTCAGGGAAGCTGGGCCGAAAACTGCTGAGTGGGTTGAACTCAAAGGCCTTGAATCCACGATCATTGATTGATGTCAGTGGCAGCATTTCTAAATCACCCAAGTCAGGTTCTCCAATCAGTATTTGCCAATCTACTGGCATGCGCACAGAATGCTCACCTATGCGAAGAACCAATGCCGGGGCCACAAAGCTCTCTAAGAATATCAAAGGAATATAGTGATAGTCAGTATTGGCTGGATCACTATTGTCTAAAATAGAAAAACGCATGTCATCAACTTCGTCGGGTAGATGATCTAGATCATACGGAGTATTGTCAAGTGTTAGTATTTTCATTCTATTATTATAACAGATCTTTATGTAGGTTCGCAACCATGCAAGTTTAATAGTTCTGCATACTCAGGAAAAGTCTTGGAAAAGCTTTCCTGCCTGTGCTGATCTAAGAACTTTGTCCACTGTTGAAATTCCACCCAACGTTGATTGTCCCCGGGCTGTTCCAGTGCATTGGCAATGGGAGATAAATCATGTCTTGTGTATTGTCTAAGACGTTGGGCTATTTGCTTGCCCACAGCATCAGGTATGTTTGCAATGTCAAAGTGTTCGGGATACCAGGCTTTGATTAAAAACGGCGTGAGTTGATAGTGACTGTACAAATTGTCAATGAGTTCATCTAGATAAAAAACATTCATGCTGGTTACAGTGATAACCGGCAGCAAGCTCATGTTTATAGGACCTGAGTCTCGTAAATTTACAAACCAATCAATGTTTTCACACACTGTGTCCCAACGTGCGGGATGTCTTAGATATTCAAATTTCTCCGCCCAACCGTCAATGCTGAGATTCAAATTAAAATGATTGAAGTGACTCAAGGTGTCCACCAACTCCGGAGATATCCGGTTGGTGATGTTTGTGCTGATGTTGATGTTGATGTTTTTTGCTAGATTCTTTTCAACTAACCGTGCCAGTAAATTTGGCAACTGTGGGTCAAGCAACGGCTCGCCACCGTAGAACTCAATGCGTTTTAAGTTGTCGGCTATTTTGATTATTTCATCAACTTGAATGTCACTCAGCGGAGGTATCTTTCCGGACCCTCGCAGCATTGGATTGCTTTTGGGATTGTATATCTTTTGATATTTTTCACCTTCGGATCGCATGGTCACACTGTCTTGGCTGTTGCAACTACGACATCTAAGATTGCAAAGATTGCTGACTTTGATTACCAATTGCATTGGCCCACGCTGATAGTTTTCAGGCTTGATCACATGCACAGGAGTTAGTTTGCTTTCTAATATCTCTGTAGTGGTGCCCTGAGGATCACTAGCAGGATCATACAGCATTGTACGTTCGCTTTTCATGCCCACAGATTCTTCTGCCCAACATCTCTGGCAGACTTCGTGTCGCTGATCGTCAAGCATGTGCTGCCGAAACTCATCAAGAACTGTGCTATTCCACACTTCGGCTATGCTTTTATCAGGAAACTGCCAGGTACTACCGCCCAACGCCGGACAAGGGCTCACGTTCATTGCAGGATCAACGGTGATGTAACTAAAAGGTGCCAGGCAAAGATTTTTTGGTAACATGCGCTAAATCCATTCCAGACGTTCTTGCGTAAATGGATAGTTGGCATCTTTGTAAAATGTCTTGCGTTTGGTAAGATGACGTTTGGCAAATCTGCAGGTGCTGGTGATATCCCAGATTTGAACATGGTCTTTGTCTTGGGCTTTGCGGATGCCGCGACCTATGCTCTGAATAACTCGAACAAAGCTCTTGCCAGGCTCAACAAGAACAAGATTAAAAATACGGGGAATATTAATGCCAACAGCGGCCACGCCATAGGTTGCAACGATAATTTTGTCTGTTGCCTCTGCCACTTGGTCATATTCATCCTGTCGGTCTTTTGCTTTGGTTGCACCTGACACAAACACAGCACGGTCGCCCAATCGTTGAACCAGTGCCTGCCCAGCTGCCACACGATCCACCAGCACCAGAGTATTGCCGGTTGTATTGACTTGTTGAATCAGTCGAGTCATGGCATCTAATCTGCCCGGCTCTTCCAACAAGTATTTAAGCTCGCTTTGATAGTTGGTGTGTTCTTGATGATCAACCAATTGCACTATGTTGACATGGCACTGCGCCAGCACACCGCGGTCTTGTAGCTCACTTGCTGCCAGACGACTGATCACTGGACCAAGACTCACCAACAGGGCCTGACTTTCAAACAGTTCTTTGGGAATAGTTCCAGTGAGTCCCCAGCGCAAGGGTATGTGTGCGAATACTCCAGTCAATAGGGTTTTTAGTGCATCGGCTTTGGCCATGTGTACCTCATCAACAATCACACACACCACTCCCTCAATGAACTCACCAATGGTGATGTCAGCTTCGCCTGACTTTGTGTTCTTCAGCAAATTGTTGAGACTTTGCCAGGTACATATGGTGTGTTGACGGCCAAATTCTTTGCGGTCACCAAAGTACACACCCACATCCAGGCCCATGTTGACATAGTCCTTTTCAGTCTGAGTCACAAGACTCTTGTTGGGTACAATCACAATACTGCGACCATATGCCGTGACAGCATCGCTCAATGCGGCTGTCATAATTGTTTTGCCTGCGCCAGTGGCAACTTCTTGTAGGCACTGTGGATTCGACAAAAAGTCATTGACTACCTGCACCTGATAGTCACGCAGTTCCATGCACTGTCCAGCCTGCGGATGCCCAACAGGCCATTTGATGTGTTGATAGGAATCTTTATTGACAGGAGCGAAATCAAATGTAGTTTTATACTCGCGTTGATCGTCAAGCTCGATGTCATAATGATATTCTTCCAGCACAGGGATGATGTCAGGCAACAGATTCAAATAGGTACTGCCGCCAAGTTGGAAGTAGGCCACTTTACCGTCCCAACGTCCCAGTCTCACCGCTGGCAAGTAACGTGCATAAGGAACATCGTATTTGAATTTATTGACCAGTGCGCGACGAACGTCAAGCTCAAGCCCTTCAATCTTCACATTTACTTCATCACGTATTATTAATCGGGCTTGAGGCACATTTTTTTCCGTAAAAATTCTGCAAATATTTTTTGACTTTTCAATGCAGGGTGTTTGTCATAAACACTATGAGTGTCAACTTTTAACTGGTCAAGGGACTCATACAAGTTCAACCAAATGTTAGGACACACTCCGCCAGCCTGTTGATAGTGTTGGTGTATATGGTGATACAGATCAATGATTTCAACGTCATCTCTTAGATCAGACTGCAACAGTGTTTTGGTGTAGTGATCCAATTGCGGCACAGTGATGTTGGCATCGTATTCAAAATAGTTGTTGCTCCATGGCAACAAAGAATTCACAAAGCTAATTTTGGCGCCGGCAAGTTCTGCTAGAATATTTACATAATAAATTAGATCTAAAATGTCCCAGTGATCATTGTGAATCTTTCTCAGTTGATTTCCGAGTTCTTCTTGCCAATGTCTTGTGATAGTTTGCCCCCCAACAATATGAATATCGCGTTCTGAGGTGAGTTTGGTATCTGTAGGGTATAGTTCTAATCCTGCTCTAAAATGATACCTTGGTATCGCGGTCCAGGCCACAATGACATGGTCCCAAGTTTGTTGCCGCAATGCCTGCGCTGTATGTAAAAATATCCAGTGGTTGTTGACTCCGTGCTGTGCTAGATTTGTCACTTGGGCTTGTTCAAAAAGTTGGTTACACCAAAGATCATCACAGGCTTTTTCGCCCGACAGCTTCCATCCAGCAGCATAGCTGCACCCATTGACAAGAACTTGTTTCATAGTGTAATTATAGCAAAGTCCAGGCCAAGAAGTCAAAAAAATAGGTGCCGTTTTACAGACACCTTAAAGAACTGTTGACTCAACAGTTCGGAGCTATCATTAAATGTGACGCATCACAGTGTTCTCGGCCAGGAGCTGCCAGTTGGGACTGACCTTGCGTAAATCCGCAATCTTCAGTGCCATACGCAGGCTCATCTCACGCAGACGATTCTTGTTATCGTCCATGAACTGTAAGATCTCTTCGCCTTGTTCGGGAGTCAAATCGTAGTCCTGGAACAAGTCGCCTTTGCGGAAGATCTGCTTGATACGCAGGAACTTGTCACGCATGGTATTGAGCGTAAGGTCAATAAAGTGACAGCGTGATTGCAAAGCTTCCAAGTGGTCTTGCAACTTCTTGGATTTGAGATTGTCAAACTTCAAGTTAGTGATGAAGATCACTGAACCTTTGAAGTCAAAGTTGTCTGGCACGCCTTCACGCCGCAACATGCTGGAATCTGAGTTCCAGTAAATTCTACGTTTCTTGCCTGAATCCAGGGCTGCTTTGAGCACGTTCAGCGCAATGTCGTCTAGAAGAATTGAGTCACAGTCGTCAAACACCAAAACGTTCTTGGGGTCTGAGTATTTGTACAGGGTGCAATACAATCCAATGGGAGTCATTGCACCTTTGATAACTTCGTAACGCATCTTCTTGCCTGAGATCTTGTCAAAGATGCCGGCTTTCTCCAGCTGGTACTCAACACCGTAGCTCTTGCCCACACCCGGTGGACCCACAACAATCATTGCACGAACATCACCACTGATAGTGGCTTTGGTCATGTCGTCAAGAATGTTGAAACGAGTTTCAATTCGTTCCATAATTTCTTCGTCAGTCTCGTGCGACACAGTCTTGGGCATTTCAATAGTATTCTTCAACACTAGCTCTCCTGATGTATATTCAATATCTGAAATATTATTAACACGGATCCTGACAACATCAAAGTCAGGACCAAACTTACCATCTGATCTTACAGTAACAAATCCGCCTTTACTGCCAGTTCTAAAACCTTTTATCAATTCAAAAGTTGCATTTTTTACAACTTGGTTGCGATACACGCCACTACGAACAAGAATTGTTGACATATTAGCTCCTTGTTGTTTTACTGTACCCATATTATATAACGGGTACAAATAATGGTCAAGAAGTTGATTCAACTGTGTCAGCGGGTGCAGATGCGCGACCCGTTTTGATAATATCAAAAAGTTTATATTTCAACAACACAGGGTCAAGTACGGCAGATCTCCAGTGGCCAAATGCTTCGGTGTGCCGTTGCACAAATCGCAACATGTCGTCGCGAAACCACAGTGGGTTTACAACAGAAATTATAAAAAGTGCAAGAAAATAGGGCAGCACCGGCAAAGTCACCGCCCAGAACATTATGAGAAATTTAACACGATCAACTGGTTTGACTTGCATAACTGCTCCTATATTTCAGCTATAATAAAGCATTGCTGATTTAAAGTCAACCCAGTGCTGGCGGAATTGGTGTTATTGTGTCGTTAATTTGGAGCAGTGGGATTTGGATTAGTGGGGCTTAGATCAGTGCCCAAATAGAAAAATTTATAGGTCCATGTCAGGGTATTGCCGGATTTTATTGGATACTTCCACGCACCAGATAGATTTTCGGTAGCACTGTAGTAATCTGTCCACTCAGTTCCGTTTAAAGATACAGGATTTTTTGCCTGTTGCTGAAGTTTGATGTACGGCTCAGACCACGTTGTGTCAGCAGTCCCGTAGTCTCCTAGGTTTGGGCGAGGCCATTCAACTTGGAAATCTTCAAGTACAACACCACACAATGAATCGCCGCCAGAAACTGCAACACTAGCCACCATTTCACGCGGTACCTCTGGGGGATCTTCTTGCCAGACCCATGTGGCCAAAATTTGGCTGGCGTCTGTGAAGCTGCCGGGCACAGTAGTTGGATGTGTTGTTGCTACAGCACCGGTATACACCACTTGACCGTCCATGGTAATTGTGACTGTCAATGGATCAGCATCGCTGTAAGCCAGTCCAAGCAAACAAAAGTTAAAATTTATCATAATTTTCTCCCAACACTATTTACCTCCAAAAGTTTTGTATCACAGGATCGTCAACTTCGTGTGGTTTTGGGGAACCATGAAAAATCAAGATACTTGTGATATTGGTAAATCTAGTACCGGTGCCTGGCGACAAATACAGTCGGTTTTTAAAGTTTACACCGCCATCTTTGGCTTGCCAACGCCAGCTGATGGCGTTGTTTGGAGGAAAATACCGCAGCAATCTCTTGTCCACTACTTCGCTTACAAAATCTTGATCACCTTGAAATTTTTGTATAGTATGAGTTAAATCTCTAGTTTTAAAGTCTTGCCAGATGTATGAAAACGCCTGAGTATCAAACCACATCACTGAACTGTTGATCCCTGTGTGGCTGGCTCGCCACATGCTTCTAAAGTCCTTGGGAGCCCAGAAAAATTTTGGGTGCAGTAACGGGATCCAGTCCAACGATCCCACTATCACAATATCAAGATCAAAATACAACAGTGACCCTTTGAATAAGTCAGAATTAAACAACTGCATTTTGTACCACCAACTTTTCCTTGGACCCGACACCCCGGGCCATTCTTCAAGAACATGTTTGATCATGTGCGGTGGCACCTCTCTGCTGGCTTCAGTGTACACATGAAATCTCACTGGACGAGTTATATTTCTCATCACCATGCTGTACAATCGTTCAACATAGTTCCATGAGTATCCGGTACCGTGAATCAAACACACCACATTCACTGGGCCATCTAGATCAATTTTGGCAGGTTCAATTTGCGCAGCAAGTTTGCGTTCGTTGGCTATGATAGTTTTTTCTAGCCGACGTGCGTCTTTTTCTCGAGCTCTACGCTGACGCTCTTCGATGTTTTCTTTGACTCGTTGCTGCTCGGCTCTTAGTTGTCTTTTTTCTTCTTTGCTCATATTATGTCAATGCTGGTTTTAGTCTTGGATACCATATGGCTTGTTCTAATTCAGTTACCGAATACTCAGTGTGTGATACTTCAATCAACCATTGTTCACGATCAACTGTGTAAGGTTGCTCCAGAGCTGCCATGCCAAAACTCACCGGAAATGCCAGACTGGAATTGTCAACCACTGGGCGTGTTCCTGCGATTGCAGCTTGAATCCCAGGACCTGAATTGTGATTGACCACAGCATGATAGCCAAGGTCAAAATCAAAACTATCATATGTATTGATTAGTTTTTTGGGAGTTTGAATTTGGAGTCTAGACTCCAGCAGGCCTGGGTTGAGCTGACTTCTTGGATGCGGCCTAACAATCAACGGTCTATCAGTGTACTGACGTAATTTTTTAACTTGTTCGTTGACCCAGGCTTCGGCAGTTGTCCAACCTGTCATTTGTAGACTATGGGCATGTTGGCTACAGATTAAAATTTCGGGCCTAGCACTGGCAGGTGATTTTAAGTGTAATCCAAAATGCCGAGGTCTGTCAGGATCTAAGTTTTCCCGATGTCCGTGATATCCTGCTGCAGTGACATGGTTTACAGTAACCTTCCAGGTAACACCACGATTCAACGCCCCAATATCAATCACAATCACAGGCTTGCCTTGTTTCCTGTAGTGTTCGTAGACTTTTTGATTGTCACGCATACGCCCAAACCATAGCACTGACCAAATCACTGCTACGTCAGCTGTCATTGAATTTGGCACAATGTCGTATCCCGCCCGTTGGGCTCCGGCAAGAAACGCTCGCATTACGTCGGGCGAATTCAACGCACATTGATTTTCAAACCATGTAAGAGTTTTAGTCACTAAATAATTCCGTGAAATATACAGTAATTACCACGTTTAATCAGACTGGTTATAATCAATATGCCAGTAGAATGATTGATACTTATGTGCAAAATTGGCCCGCCGCAGTGAAGCTTTTGGCCTATGCTGAAGAGTGTCCAGTCGCTCAATTTGCGCCTAACTTAGAAGTGCGCGATCTCAACACTTCTAGTTCGGCTTTGATGGAGTTCAAACAGCATTGGGCATCAGTGCCCCGAGCCCGAGGCGATATCTCAGCTGACCCTGTGCGTAGACAACGCAAGGACTGGAACAAAGTTTTCAAATGGGATGCTATCCGTTTCAGTCACAAAGTCTATGCCATATTCCATGCAGCCAAAATCTGCACAACTCCTTGGTTAATTTGGATGGATGCCGACATGGTGTGCCACACTCCGGTATCAGAGGAGTTCCTTGACACAATGTGCCCCGAAGATCGTGACTTGTGCTTTTTGGGAAGAAAAGGCAAGTTCTCAGAATGTGGGTTATACGCCATGCATCTTGGTACCAAAGGCACCACAAGGTTCCTCAAAGAATTTCAGCGCATGTACAACGATGCCGACAATGGAATCTTCTTGCTGGATGAGTGGCACGACAGTTTTGTATTTGATGCAGTACGAAACGGCATTGATGGATTACAACAACTAAACTGGAGCGAGAATCTTGGCGACTTACGTACAAGCCCTCGCAACTCACCTGGAGAAGGTCATCCATTGATCAATTCGGCCTGGGGTGCATACCTTGACCATCTCAAAGGTGATGACCGAAAGCAGGCCGGGCACAGTCATCTTCATGACATCAAGGTGGCTCGCAGCGAAGGATATTGGCAGGGCATTAGATGACATGGACATACCTAAGTAAGAATGGCAACGACGAGTACATAAACATGTTTGCTCAGGGATCGGGCGTGACTCCTACTAGGTTAGAAACTTGGCGCTATGAGCAGAGTCAAGATCCACTGGTGTTGCGTGGGATATTAAAACATAAAATTATCAAGCAGTGCTGGGCAGATGGTCGCAAATTTCTTTATATGGACACTGGGTATTTTGGAAATCGTCCTGGCCCACTTAATCCCCATGGCTGGAAAGTCTGGCATAGAATAGTGCCCAACAACTTTCAACACGGCAACATTGTTGAAAGGCCTGCTGACCGTTGGGAACGGCTGCAAATTAAACCAAGAGATCGTAGCACAGACGGGCGTTCAATCATGCTTGCTGCACCAGATGAAAAACCTTGCCAAGTCTATGGCATAGATTTAGAAACTTGGATTGGCGAAACACTTGCCACTATAAAGCAACACACTGACCGTCCTGTGATAGTTCGTCAACGCACTAAAAACAGACAAACAAGATTGGCCAATGATTTTCAAGATGCATTGAAAGATGTCTGGGCAGTGGTTACATTTAATTCAAACGCAGCAGTTGAGGCCATACTAAGCGGAATTCCGGCATTTGTCCGGGCACCCTGTTCGGCGGCATTGCCAGTGGCCAACACAGATTTGAGCAACATAGAATCGCCATTTTTCCCCAACAATGATTTGATACAACAGTGGTGTAGGCATCTTGCCTATGGGCAGTTTCACAACACAGAACTTGCTGACGGCACTGCAAGAAGAATTTTAGAAGCGGAGTTTTTATGAAAGAACATTTAGGATGGTGGTTCCCCGAAGGAGAAACACATTTTCAACGCATGCTTGACAAAAGCGTTGGCAAAGGTGGACCAGCAAGATATCAACATCAAGTCAGAGATCGAAGTGTAACGTATTGTCAACAACGGCGCACTGCCATCGACATTGGCGCAAACGTAGGGCTGTGGGCACGTGACCTTTGCGAAAGTTTTCAACTTGTTGTTGCATTTGAACCAGTAGACATTTTTAGACAATGTCTGTTGGAAAATATCAGTTCTTGGAAGTTACACATTGAACCTTTTGCACTGGGAGATCGCAAAACCACAGCCAACATGATCATCACCGAAGACAACATGGGACACACACATGTTGATCCCAATAGTATGGGGCATGGCACAATTGAAATGCGTCGCTTGGACGACTATAACTACGACAACATTGATTATATCAAAATTGATTGTGAAGGGTTTGAATACAAAGTGCTACAGGGCGGAAAGGAAACTATTCGACGTTGTCGTCCCATAGTGGTAATTGAACAAAAACCGCATGACACTTACAGTGCCGAGTATGGTCAACATGCTGCAGTTGCATTGCTGGAATCATGGGGCATGCGAAAATTAGATCAAATCAAAGATGATTGGATCATGGGATGGTAATGAAAATACGATACTTTGCTGAAAGTTTTAAAACCAAACGTGCAAGTCACAGGCTTAGAGGTGATCTCATGGCACGAACGTTGAAGGCTCAGGGATATGATGTCACTGCATCTGGAAGTCTTGAGGGCATAGACAACGACACCGTGGTGATATTTTTAAAACTCAGCCAGCCTGAACAAATTGAATATGCAAAGAATCTAGGCGCATTGACTATCTATGATCTCTGTGACAATAAATTTGGTGAAAAACCTGAATATGCTCCTTGCTGCAAACTGGCTGACATTGTCACAGTCAACAGTGAAGCCATGGGCGAAAGTGTGTTAGCCCACACCGGGCGACGAAGTTTGGTGGTGCCAGATCCCTACGAACGTCCAGAACTATCGCCTGTGTTTGCCCCATCTGGTCCTATTAAACTACTTTGGTTTGGTGGTGGCTCAAGTCTTAAATTTTTCCCCATGGTGCCAGTCTGGCAGAAGTTGGAGCAAGAAATTGGTGACTATGAATTCACCATGGTCACTGGCAAAGCCGAACGTGTTTATAACAAACAACTTGGGCGATACAACAAGGGTGTTCACAAAGGCATAAACTTTGCTAAATTGAAATTTTTTGAATGGAACTGGGAATTGCAGGGGCAGTTATTGGCTGCCACTGACATTGTTCTTATGCCAGTTGACACCGACCACTATCGCACTGAAACCAAAAGTGCCAATCGATTGATTGACGGAGTGATGTCAGGTAAATTTGTTATAACTAGTCCACTGGACAGTTATCGTGAGTTTGATCCTTACACCTGGCAAACAGATTTTATCACAGGAATACAGTGGGCAAGAAATAATCCCAGTGAGGTGTTGGAACGTATCAAACTGGGACAGGATTACACTAGAAAAAATTACAGCCCAGAGGTAATTGCACAACGTTGGTTGGAGGTGTTCAATGGGAAGTCCTAATCATTTAATCTACTTAGAAACGGTATTGCCAAACTTCAATGGAAAAGTTTTAGAAGTTGGAGCCAACAACAACAAGTTTAGGCACAAAGGATACTTTCAAAATCTTGGAGCCGAGTACACTGGCACTGATTTAGTAGCAGGCCCTGATGTTGATGTTGCTTGTGATCTCACCAAGGACGACAACCCGTTGCCTAAAAATCATTTTGATTTGGTAATGTGTTGCAGTGTCATGGAACATGTGCCAAATCCCTGGGATATGGCCAGATGCATATCAGCACTGGTAGCACCAGGCGGCAAACTATATATCAGTGTACCATGGGTGTGGCGTTATCATGCCTACCCCGATGACTATTATAGATTTACTTTTAGTGCGATTGAGTATTTGTTTCCAAATTTCACATGGAGCAATTTTGCATATAGTACAGAACTCAGCGGCGACATACGTTGGATACAACGTGGCGAAGTTGGGCGTGATAACAAATGGGCATATAAACATGTGCGCGATGACGGACAAGTTAAAAAATACTTGCCGTACCTGATGATTGATCTGTTAGGGACAAAGAATGTTAGCTGAAATAGTATCAAGTACCACTGGAGCAGTGCGATTGCACATTGGATGTGGATCAAGAATATTTGATGAGTATATCAATATTGATGGCGACTACATGTCTGGGACACCGGGTGTAGTGATACATGATATCACTGTGCCATTCCCGCTGCCTGACAACTCAGTTGATGAAATTTTAAGTGTGCATGTGATTGAACATATCATGAGAGACCGTGTGCCGGGCATAATGCAAGAGTGGCTGCGTGTATTAAAACCTGGAGGCTTTGTGGCTGTAGAATGGCCAGACTTTTTAAAAATGTGCCAGGAAGTGGTTAAAAATCCTGACTGTTTGAATTTTGATAGTGACCGTAGATTGCAAAAACGCACAATCCTGGGTATATTTGGCGATAACCTACGATATCCAGATCCAGTAATGTGGCATAAGTGGGGATACAGCGCCGACAGTATTAGTAAACTGTTTCAAAATGTTGGATACAGTCACATTAAAATTGAAGATAACCTTCATAGCAAAACCATGAATGATAGTCGAGTAGTGGCGTATAAGTGACATGGCGGCAAAGGTTGTCAAACAGTTCCTGGGATTCAGTGGTAGTGAAATCTACCTAATGAACAAACATGGACGATTGTTTGTTAGGAAATTTAAAAACATACAAAGAAATCTTGAACGCATGCAGGCGTTACGAAACATTGTTCCAGTTGCAGAAATTTATGGCACTCAACAAGATTACCTAGACAGTGAATACATACATGGACTTGACGTGCGAAGTTGGTTGATTGATAATCCTGCTGCCAAGCTCACTGCATTTTTAACCAATGTTATTGAGAGCATTGACATTGACTGTGTTGACAAAGATTACACAGAAACCTATAAAAAACTTTTTGAACAAATTGACTTTGATTTATTTGTATTTGATCAACAACAGTTACTTGATCGTCTTCCAAAGATTTTACCTTCCGGACAGTATGTTGGAGATCTAACTTTGGAAAATATCATTGTACGTGACAACAATGAGTTTGTGTTGATTGATTGTCAAACATCGCCGTTTGATAGTTATGTGTTTGACTTGATTAAACTACGACAGGATCTGTCAAGTCAGTGGTTTTTACGCTACAAGCCTGCTATGATAGAGTTAAAACTGTCGCAGATTTATCAAGGTCTGTCACAGAGGTGGCCGATTATGGCCAATGATTATCTATTGGTTCTAAGTTTAGCACGAATAACTCGCTATTGCGAACCTGGATCTTTTGAACAAAAATTTCTACTCAAGGAGATAGATCGTTTATGGAAATAATAGTACCAGCGGCTGGGTTAAGCACCAGATTTCCCGGCATGCGTCCAAAGTATACACTGACAGATCATTCAGGTGCATTGATGATTGAACGTGCCATTGCACCTTATGTGGGCAAACACAACATAACCATTGGCATACTAAAGCAACACCATGATGAATACTCCGTCAGTCAATATGTCACTGAGCGTAATGCCAATACCAAATTTGTAATATTACCTGAGGTTACCAAAGGGCCTGCTGACACCGTTAAACAAATCATTGACACAGCTGGTATTGATCCCGCAGCACCAATACTTGTCAAAGACTGTGATAGTTTCTTTGACCACGATGATACCGATGGCAATTATGTATGTACAAGCAACATTGCCAATCATGAAGTGCTGAAAAGACTGAGTTCTAAAAGTTTTGTTAAAACTAACTCACAAGGAATAGTAACTGATATTGTTGAAAAACAAGTGGTGAGTTCTAATTTTTGTGTTGGAGGTTATAAATTTGAATCCGCAAAGCTATTCTCAGATACTTACGATTGTCTAGTAGAAACTATATCTGAAGTGTTTGTTAGTCATGTCATACAGGCCTGCCTTGGCAATGACAATGTATTTTTAAACATGCCTGTCAACAACTATGTTGATGTTGGCACTGCCGAAGATTGGTTTGCCTACAACGACCTAAGTGTTATATTCTGTGACATAGACGGCACTGTTATACATGCGCAGAGCCGTGAAAATTTTGGAGATCCTGTACAGCCACTCGTAGAGAATTGTCAATTAATTCAACACATGGTTGAGCAAGGACATCAACTTATTTTTACCACGGCTAGACCCTTTGAGCAACATTACCAGCTCACACAACAATTAACTGGAATTGGGTTTAAAAATTTCAAGTTGATCACTGGATTGATGAATGTAAAACGTGTGTTGATCAACGATTATAATCATGCCAATCCTTTTCCAAGAGCCATAGCTGTCAACGTTCCACGTGACAGTGATACTCTCAAAGACTTTCTATGATATCAGTTTTTTACATAGGTGATAACCGTCATAATCTAGATCTATCGCGTGCCAATCATCAACGATTGTTTGATGCACTGAAATCAATCGGCGATGTTAACATTTATGATTTTACTAAAGGAAGTACCTGTCGTGACAAATGCCCGTTTAACGAAGGCGGTGAAGACAATCAATTACAAAGAGGTGCATCGGGGTCAGTACAAGTTTGGGATTTTGTAACCAGTGTTGATAAGTTACAAGATCCGTTTGTAATTAAAATGCGCAGTGATGTCTGGTTGGCTGATTCATGTGTTGATGTAATTGTATCGCATGTCAGCGACATAGTCAAGGGCACCACGGATATTGCGTTCTTTGGCTGTGATGTTGTCAACGACAATCAAGGCATTGAACATCAAGCAATTAAAATTACTAGATCAGATCCAGCTAGAATACAAGATTTTATTATAGCTGCACGTCGTAGTTGTTTGCCAAGTTCGCAGAAAGTGATTGAAGATTTAAAATTGCTAGACTACAACAAACGAGTAAGTGGAAACAAAACATTTAGGGTGTTGGTAGAGCCAGATGTTCAGGCATATACTGTGTTGTGCCATCTTTGGTTGATACGTAAAACATACCATTGGCAACCAACAGACAGCGAAGTCTTTCATGATTTTTTACAATCCTATGTACAACGATCTGGTCGAGAAATGTTTGATCCAGCACTGTCGTGGTGGAAGACGCACTATCGTCCAAGCATTGGAGTATTTTACACTGGGCATAGACGATTTCCCGAAGTTGGTATGCCCAATCATCAACAGTTGATAGAGAGATTAAAACAACTATTGCCTGTCAACGTTTATGATTTTTCTAGGCCACTTAACTCCCGAAGTCCATGCCCGTTTGATGAGAGTGGCGCAAATCAAGTTTGGGATTACATGGAATCGTCTGAAAAAATTCATGATGAATACATTATCAAACTGCGCACCGATCTTTGGTTTACCCCATCCAGCATTGATTGCGTTATTGATGGTATGCAACGAATAATCAACGGCACGGTGGATGCGGAATTTTATGGTAGCAACTGGGCAGAATACCTTGGGCATGAGCGTAGTAGGTTCTCCATGCAAGATCATCGCACTGTGCAAGATTTTGCCATCTCTGCAAGAAAATCAGCACTGCGCAACAAACAATTAGTGTACAATGCTCTCAGCAATTGTAAATCAAGCAAGAGAGAATGTGGCACAAAAGTTTTTAAATCCATTACCTATCCAACTATCACTGGCAACAATGTTATGTGTCAACTTTACCTTGTTAGAAAGCAATACGACGTTGTGGATCCTTGGCAAGTGGGCTATGACTACATTGCCAGTTACCCCAAACAATGGGAAATGCCCAACGCACTACCATGGTATATGCACACCAAACCAAATGACTAAACCAAAACTAATATTATTTCAAGTTCCTTACCAAAGTGAAAGCTTGTTTCACAGCACTTGGTTCGCACCAATCATTGACAAGTATTTTTCAGTTGAGCATTATAAACAGGGTCAGCATTACCCTGCCAACGCAGTGTTTGTCATGGGCTGCAATGGATATCTTGACAGCGAGCGTAGAAAGCATTTTGAGAATCGCCGAGTAATAGTGGATTCGTTATGGGAAAGCAACACAGGCAAATGGGCAGGATGTTTTCACAACAGCAATCACAATCATTTAATCTTCTACGGAAATCAAAAAAATGCCCAAGATCCTCGATTGCAATTTGTGCCAAACTGGTTTTGGTACAACGAAAGTCTGTGGTATAGACATCGAGGATATCATGGCATGACGTTTGATCGCACATACAACAAAAAGTTTTTGATGCCACTAGGCAAAAGCCGTGGGTGGCGCACTGACTTGATCAACGCCATGGGCTCAAGACTAGATGATGCGTTTTGGAGTTACACCGCCGAAGGACAATTATTGCCCGGTACCAAGACTGCAAAAAAACTAGATCATCGTTGGATCAACCCTGCATGGTTCAACCAAACATGTTTCAGTGTTGCTGCAGAAAGTTTCAGAGAGCCTGCCAGTGCAGTGACATTTCTCACTGAGAAAACCTATAAGGTCATAGCTGGTCAGCATCCTTTTATGATCTACGGAGCATCGGGCGCACTGGATCTGCTGCGAGAACAAGGATTTGAAACCTTTGATAATTTGTTTGATGAGTCCTACGATACATCTGCAGACTTTGAAACCAAAATAAAAATTATCTGTAGCAACATTGACAAGTTTGAAAAACGTCCACATGACACTGTGACCTTGGAGAAAATTTCCCACAACTTCAATAGATTTTACAATCGTGATGTTGTAGAACAAGGCATTTACCGTGACATAATAAAGCCAATCCAGGAGTGGATATAATGTTTAGCTGGTACTATTGGCAAAGTGTTGAAAAGGGACGTCAGTATCAGGAAAGAAAAAAAGGCTGGGCTGGCAACGACGTAAAAAAATACAAGAACTATATCAAGGACTTGGTAGCACTTTATCAGGCCAATACAATGCTTGACTACGGCTCAGGGCGCGGCGAACAGTACTCAATACCAGTGCCTTATCCCACAGAAACAGCAGGCGTTTACACTGATCCAATGACGTTTGATCAGTATGTGAACATACAACAAGTCACACTGTATGATCCTTGTGTCACAGGAATTGACACGCTGCCAAGTTCAACACCAAAGTTTGATTGTGTTATCTGCACTCAAGTCCTGGGAAGTATTCCCGATGCTGATGTGCCTGTGGTGATTCAATCGCTGGCAAACTACTCAGCCAAGTTTTGCTTTGTCAGTCTATTAGATCCAGATCAGTTTGATGTCAAAATAGGTAAAACTGAAATTTATGATCCTGAATACTTCAAGGTCACTAGAACCAAGCAGTGGTATTTTGACATGTTCCAACAACACTGGCGTGGCTCCCGACGGCGCCGTGGTGCCCACTGTTATCTTTTTTTTAGAGCAGGGCAGGCATATAACGCTGCATGGATCAAACAAGATCTTGCTGCGGGTAATCTTTTAAAGCTAGGTTAGGTAGGGAAGAAATTTGTTAAACACCAAGCCCTGGCGAGCTTCTTCGTCGCTCCAGTGAGCAGCAGCCAAATCATTGATCCATTGTGTTCGATCTTTGAAACTTGGGGCATTCACAGCAGTGTAGTCGTGATCACTGACATCCCAACACACACTGCTACTGTCATTCACAATCAAGGGAATTCCTTGTAAAATTGCAGCAACTCCACTTGAACTATTGAAAACGCAGGCCGCTTTGGCGTTTGTCAAGTTATCTTGCAGTGAGGTATGTTTGCTGTCAACAAGTGTTGCTCCGGCAAGACTGTTCAATGGTGAGAGATCAATGTGTTTACCTGGATGCGGTCTAATTAAAATTGGAAGATCGCTGTGTTTTCTAACTTCAGTATAGGTACTAAACGCCCACTCAATAGGGTTGAGTCCTTTCATTGACCAGCCACCATCTCGCTGCATCAAAAACAGAATATACCCGTTGTTTTGCTGCCAAGGCATCATGCTCATGTGCAAATCTTGCTGAATCATTTGCCAGCGAACACTGTCACTGTTTTTATTGGCATACTGAGATGTGTCATAGAATACGCCGTTAAGGCTGTACCTTAGGTATTTTCCTTCAGCATCGTGAAATTTAAAAGTACTACCATCAATGGCCATGACATGACGATTGTTTCTTTTTTGATCCTTGACCACAGCTGATCTCAGTCTGATATTTGGTGTGTGTTGCAGTGGGCTTGGCCACCCCAGTATGACAGCAAGTTTAGCGGGGACTAATTCAGTTTTTGTTTGAAACATCACACGAGCACCACTGCGGCGGCAGCCTTCACCAAATGCCTCTAAGACATCCTTTTTTCTGCCGGCTATCTTCTGTAGGCTGCTGAGATAAACTACAACATCAATTGTCATTTAGTATACGCCAGGCAGTGCCATCTCTCATTTCAAGCTCACTGAATTGACAGTAGGCAAGATTTGCTGCCCACTCTTCAACTTCGTCAAGTGTGGGAATATAAGGTTTTTCAACGTCATTTATTGTGGTACTACACACTGGTGCAGCAGCACTGGGCCCTAGTACAATTGCTGGCTTACCGTGTAAGATTGCCTCAACTGCTGCGATGCTGGAAAAAGTCACCAAGCAATGTACATCTCGCTCCAGGGCCATTTCCATGGTGTCAGTGCTTTGTCGCACACTGCGACTCTGCTTGTCGCGTACAATAATTTCACGGTCGGTGAACAATCGTAGATTGGTCATGGTTTCTTCTAACCACTGTTCAAGATCTATATTATAACACATCAAGAGTTTTTGACTTGGTGGAGCCAAAAGAATATTGCGCCCAGGCCTAATTTTTCTAGCAGTCCAGCCCGTGGCAGCAAGACGATCTCTTGGCCTGTGCTTGACTTCGCCAAAGTATTGCATGTTGTTTTTTGTGATACGATGATAGACTTTTTTACGACCGTTGCCAAAATATCCAGTGTCAATGTAGTAGAAATCTCTTCCTGCTGCCTGACACGCCACCATGTGTTTACGTTTGGTTACTCCACGTAGCACCACTGCTGATTTATCTTTACTGACTTTGTCCCAGACAGATATTTGCCCGCCTGATCCCATGATAAAACTTTTCAAAAAAGGATCGTAATTTTGACCCTTGGATTCAAGTTTGCTGCTGCCTTCATCAACAGTATCTGCTTCGACTGCAACTAGTACATTGTTAGTCAAGCTCTCAACTCCCTGGTTAATTTTTTCTGCTGTTACTGAATGATATTCGCGGCCAGGATCAACTCTGTAAGTTAAAATATCATTGAACACAGATTTCACAGCTGGCGGTACATTGTCATATAGTCCTGGTTGTGGTATTGGTTGTATGCTGCGTTGCCAGCTGTGATAATATTCGTTCCAATACCAGCCATATTCACAGTGACGATAATTTTCAAACCAAGGACCACCTTCGGTGTAATGTATGGCTTTGGGTTTGCCATCATCGGGTTCGTGATACCAGTTTACAAGCCAGTTCCATTCGGGTTCTAAATTTCCTGTTTCCTCATCAGACAACCAACTGAATCTATGTAGGTAAGCTGGAGTTTGTTTGTTGACCATATCAGCAGTGAGTTTTTGATTTGACTCGTGGCCACAATTGTATAAAACCAAACTACTCCAGTTTTTTCTTGGATACAGGTTTTGTTTCTTACCATCCATTTTGGTTTTTTTGGATGGTTTATACTTGTGTTGCACCACATGAACTGCTTTGGCGGGATCCATGTATTGAAATAACTCGCGTACATCACCTGTAAAAACAAAGTCACAGTCAACAAATACTGCATAGCCTTTGTAGTCACAGAGATGTGGCACTAAGAATCTAGTCAAGCTAAATTCTGTGCTGGCCTGTGCATCTGGTTCTCGTGTGTATAATTTTTGATCTCTTAATTCTTGCTGTTTGAGAAAAATTATTTCAACTGGTATAGTGGAATTCTTCAGTATGCTGTAACGGCATACTTCAGCGGCTTCAGGCTCACGACTATCCCAGCCAATAAAAATTTTGAACATTAATGGGTGCTTTCGATGGTATAACTGCGCGGATATTTATCCGCTGATTTTTCAGCTGTTAAGATAATCCAACCGTTGGCAAAAATTTAAAAAGTCAGCTGTGTTTTGCTGATCTAGTTTTTTGAGTACTGCTATGTTGTGATCAAATCTACTGGATAGTAGCTGTGATACCTGCTCAGGTCCGCCAAGAGATTTTATCCTTTCCACACATTGATTTAAGATTTCAAACACTCTCTGGAATCTTAATTCTTGTGATGGTATGCTGTCGTAGTCATGATTTTCTAACCAATCATCAAACAAGTCAAATCCTGCTGCTCTGACATGCTTGACCATGCCGGGCACAGCCAACCATAGCGGAATTTGTCTCCACCCAAAACTTTTAAAAGTTTTTTCAGTGACAAACATTGACCCCCAACAATGGTCACCTACATCATCTTGGATACTGGTTTCTGCAATCAAGTTAACCACGCACTGCAGTATTCCACCTGTTGGGAATCCATCAAACCCATGGAGTGTGGATATAGTATCCAATAACAAAGGTGCATCTCTTTGAATTACTGGATCATATTCAAATTTGTCTAGATATGATCTGTAACTTATTCGATAGTCATCGGATGAGTAGTTGTCTAAGATTGTTTTTGCAATTTTTCTTCTACTGGGACTGTCTCTTCTTAACAGGCATACAAAGTAGCGATCTCGTTGACATGCTGCCCAATTGTACTCAGCGAGCACACTGGCAAAGTTTGCCATGTAGTAGGGAAGCATTGTTATATTGGAATGATCTACCTTGTTAAAAACAGTACCAATCCAAAAACATCTACGTTCGTCAAACCATGTTTGTGTTTTTAACGCTGCAACGGCCAGCAGATACTCTTGATAGTCTTGCCCTTCCATTAGACTTGACAGTACTATATTTTTGGTTTCAAGATCTTCTTGGGTAATCATGCCAATCTTTAAACATGTATCTATATCCTGTATGATATTACCAGCACGTAGTTCTGCAGGACGATACATTTTAAAAGCTATCCACACATGATTGTTTTTGAGTGACGCTATAAATTTAAGCATTATCCAACCGTGACATCTTCCATTCCGGCAGTGCGTAATCTAACCACATGCCCGGCCATCCATTGTTTGGAATCAAGACCTTTCATGATACCCAACCACTTGTTGCGCAACAAAGCAACTTCATTGATGATGGTTTCAAAGTCAATGACTTCGTCCTCACCGTCAACGTATTTTTCAGCGTCTCTTGAAGTGAGAACTCGTGCATAGGCTTCAAGATACTTTTGAAAATGTCTACGTCTAATTTTGCGCAGTTGAATATTGAGATAGTTCAGTACCGCTTCAATCTCTTGAAGTTGATTAAAGCGATGTTCGGTAATACCCGGCAAGGCAGTGATATTTTTTTCAACGATACCACTGAGCCGAACATCTGCTTTGGCGGCTACAAGATCTGATTCATAGTGAGCTATAAAGTCAGGTATTGCACCAAGATCGGAAACTATGCGGCTATACCACATCAGTGTTCTTCTTCATCCTCGTCTTCATAATATTCCTCGTCAGCATCTTCTTCATCTTCAAGATAACTGTTGAGGGCACGTTTTATGTCGCTGTCAGTTTTGAATGCTGATTTGATATCATCAGCACCTATGTCGTTGTCAATCAACACGCTGACCAATGTATCAGCGGCATCTTCGCGATCTATTTCATTAATGTAGCGTTTGAGCTCTTGCCAAATTTCACGTGCTATGTCTGGGCCTTGCATTTTATTCCTCCACGGTTGTGTCAATGATACTTAGTTCTTGTTTTTGATTTTTGAAGTCTTTCATGACTTGATCTAGACTACCGCCTTCGTTTGACTCCCATGCTTTGCGAAACTGTTTGATGATTTCACCATCAGTGGTAGTAAAGGCCAGTCTATTGCCATCCTTCTTCAGTATCCCTTTCTTTTCTGCCAAGTCCACAAGACCTGAATAGGGATTCATACCTGTTTCGTAAGGAATCTTAACCTGCACACCTTCAAACGGTTTGGAATAACGTGTCTTCATTACTTTACATGCAGCACGAATGCCCATGACGTCAGAAATTTTGTTGCCATCTTCATCTTCTTTGAGCTTGAGCTTTTTCATGGCAATCACAATGCTTGATGCATATATGAAACCTTGTCCTCCAGAAATCTTGTCATCTGGATCAAACATGTCTTGCGATGCATAGGTGTGATTGGTACAAACTAACCCCACGTTGTAACTACCAAACATGTTGACACAGTTACGTACCAATGCAGTGAGTGCTTTGGGTTTGCGACCCAAGTCACCTTTCATTTCACCTGCATCAAATTGATTGACATCGGTTGGTGTAAGCAACATACCCAAGGAGTCAATTACAAACATTACCTTGGGACGCTCGCCATCCGGCAGTGCTTTGTAATCACTCATGAATGTTGAAATAGTCTTGGCAACATCATCAATCATGGCCATTGACAATTTTAATAATTTTGCATCACTGGTATCAACCCCCAGGGCATGTAACCATGCCTCGTCAAGCGCATTTTCACTGTCAATCAGCACAACAAATATACCTTGTTCCTGTGCGTTCTTGATGATGTTGCCTGAACAAAAATAACTTTTGCCTGCGCCTGATTCACCAGCAAACACAGTGACTTTGCCCAGGGGAACACCACGGTGGAAATCTCCTGATATTAGATAGTTGAGCGCATAGTTGCCTGTGCTAATCCAATCAGTGGGATCATTGAATCCTATTGACAGGCCGTCAATGCTTTTGGTTATTTCCTTGCGGAACTTTGAAACGTCAAATGGTTTAGCCATAGATATGTCCTTTGTATAAAAAATATAATAGCATGATTTTAGGGCAAAGTAAAGTAATCTTGATAAGAAATGTTTCTTAGTTGGTCCTGCGTGTGTATGTAGTCAAAAATTGCATTGGTGTTGTGATCGGCAACTGCAACGTAGCTCAAAAGTCTAACCAATCGTTGATCTAGTCCTCGTTCAAACATTTTTCTTGCGGCAGTGGTAAACAGATTGATATGTTTGATATCAAGTTCGCTGGGTGTGTGCAGTATGCCCCAGCTGTGATCTAGTTTATTGGCAGCGACCCAAGAAAGAATATTTGGAAAGTCTCCAATGTTGAGTGCATTGAGCGTGGTCCATAGATTCAACTCAACTGGCATGGTTTGATATTCTTTTATGTTTTTTGTAAAGTCTTGCCAACGAATTGGCCAACGCACATAATCGTGTACGTGATCAGTGCCATCAAAACTCACAGTCACAGTTACCTGCACTCCACGATCGACCAACGGAATCAACTCAGTCATGACCCTTGATCCATTGGTGTTCAATCTAACACTTTGAATGTTGTCTGGTAGGTTTGCCAACAGATGCCGATAAGCAGGACTGTGACTGGGTTCTCCACCATTGATATCTAAATGCACAATTCTATCTACTGGTAACTTCCAAAAACTGTTGGCATTGTTGTATCGCACATAGCCCCGACCATGCAAACTACCTATTTTTGTACTGAGGTCTGCATTGCAGAATTGACAGGCACTGTTGCAGACGTTGTCAAGAATACCGCCAACAATCAAGTAGTCTGGTTGAGTTTGTTTTTCATGGAACTTGATGGTGTTCATTCTAATACTGGTTCCGGAAATTTTTTCAGTCTCACGGCAGCGTTGACACTCCATGGGCCATTTTTGTGTTTTGATTTTTTTCAACCAAGCACTGGAATCCATGGCCTCCAGTGAGTCAAATTCAGGAGCACCAACCATGTGACCACAACGACTCACCGAGCCAGTGGGATTGAAGCGTACAAAATGATTGAGTCTAGGGCAGTCCACGTACCAGTTCCACAAGGTTCATGCTTTTGCCAAACACCATTTCAAACAGTGATGTATGTTGGTCTCTTACAATGGCCACTAGCTCAGGGTAGGTAACTGTCTGTCCCACAAGGTCAGTTAATATTTGATCAAGATAGTGATACAATCTCATATGGTTCCAGTCTAGCGATTCAAATTCACGTAT